GACCCGAAAGAGCCATCGGGCTGAGGAATGCGTCGATACTCCCCTTGACGCTCTGCCGTAATGGGTCTTTCGGGTCACTGGACTGCATCTCGTCGACCGCCCAACCCATGGCCGTCAGGATAGACACCTCCAGGAAATAGCGCATCCTGCGCACGTAAGCATCGGAGCCATCGCTGGATACTCCGGACCGGGTACCCGTGCCGCCGCGAGGGATATTGTCAGTCAGGCACAGAATCCCCGACTGCTGCAGGGTGGCCAGATCGGTATTGCTGCGCGGCGTAACTGCGCCCGTGGAGCCGTAGACCTGCTTGTTGCCCCAGGATTTGTAGACGGCGAGTTGCGCCACCATGCCGACAACCCAGGCCATCGGAGCAACGTTGCGCTGCACGCCGGTGTCAGGGTCGAGCAATGTCCGCCAGCCATCACAGAAGGCCACGTTGTCCTGCTTGATCGTGTTGGCTGCGGTTGTGGTGGCAACGGTGCTGCTGACCGGGGCGCAGACTGCCCCCATGCAGGTGAAGCTGTTCGCATGGACACCGACAGCCGTGTTGATTGCAGAGGAGCTCTGGTTGGCCACAAAAACGAAGTTGCCGACAATCGGCTCTAATGCTTTGAGTCCCGTTCTGTTGCCACTGCCGTCTATGGCGCCGATGAAATCGGTGTCTCCCAACGCGGCTCCGACTGTGCCGCCGGAGAATTGGAATGTCCCGGCCTTGGGTACTAGGCTGCTCGGACTGCCAGGAAGTGAGGCAATAGCGATATTGCTCACGGCGTTGATGGCCGCCACCATAGTCGCCACGGTCAAAGCCTTGTATGTCTCGATGATGTTGTTGTACTGGATCACCAGGTCGAAGGCCGAACCTACGATATTTTGTACGGTGGCCGTCATTGAGATGGCGTCAGTACCGAGTAGCGCCGTGGTCACGTCCGTTTGCGGATGCGGCCAGGCGGATGTCAGTTTCAATACGTTGCCCGGCGTGGCTTGGCTATCCTGCAAGGTCACTGATGCAGGGACGGCGCCAACACCAAACACGGGAACTACCTGAATCCCACCGCATTTCTGAGCGATCAGCGCCTGCAGGTTGATTGGGCCATTGACACCCATGGTCGAGGGACCGAGTTGCCGCACTGCCGTGGCGTAGTCACTGATCGAATAGACCCCGCCGGGGATCCCCTTGGTGAAATCACCAACCATCTTGACGATCCCGGTTGAAACGCCCTGGATATTCGGCGGACTCTGAGTTTCGATCACATACACGTCATCCAGTGTCTGGCCTAAAACGCTCTGAACGATTGGCATTCAATCACATCCTTTCTTACTTGATATCGAAGGTTGGAAGAAGCTGTATAACCTTGTTGGACGCGGTGGCCGCCAGGACTCTGGCCTGCACGGTAAACGTCAGGTCACGCTTGTAGAGCCGCAGATCCGGCTTCTCCGATTGATGATCTCCGTCGTATTTGAACATGGCCGATTCTCCATCTGCCATGATCAGTCGGTAGTTGTCGATCAGGTATTGCTTGATCCCCCAGCCGATCGACGCCCGAGATTCCGGCGTGTTGGTAAACAGAGTGACCGCCAGCAGGTAATACAGCCTTAGAGCCTCCCGGACGATCTCACCGGTGCCGTCGCCGTTGTCGGTGGTCTTGTGGACGTCTCGCCGGCTGACGATGTTCTTTCCTGTTTCCGAGACCTCGGTGAAGAATATAGCCGGCAGGTTTGAATCTTCCCCCAGGAATTTCGGGTCAGGCCACCCCGCCATTGCGTTTTTCAACTGGGGAAACTGCGTTCGTAGCACCGGGGCAAGAGCCTCGCAAAGACACTGGAATACGTCCTCCTGGATATTCGTCGGCCCCACCTCCTACATGTTACGAAGCGCCACAAACAGCCCCTCGCTAACCAGCACCTGAATCTCCTCAGCCTTCTCAAACAGCGAAGGGCGCAGGAATGGCCGCGGTGGAATATGCACGGTGCCATACTCGTGGTACTCGGCCAGAGGGTCGTCGCTGCCCACTGCAGCCACCCAGCCCTCGACTTTCATACTGATCGTCATCCGGAGCGGCGCCGGCCAGACACTATTTTTGCCCTTGCCGGAGTAGTGGCCAATCAGGGGATCGTCACCCGCAGATCCGGCCGCTGTCTTCCGCGCTACCGTCTCTGGCTGTAAGGGCTCCCAGGCGGGGAACTCTCCGACCGCGGACTGATAGGTGCCGAACTTCTTGACCGCCGTATCTCGCACCAGAATTGCTGATTTGGTCATGGCCAGATCGACCGAGGCCTGCATTTTGAGCGGGGCCGCCACGAAGCGTCTGGCTAATTGATCCAGCGATACCCGCTCCATCAGTCTACCTCCCGGGCAGCTGTGCACACCTCAAGCGGGATATTGCCGCCGATCACCGTCCTGATCTCGCCCATGATCCGGTAAGTGTGGCCGTAGAATGTCAGCTCGTCATCGGCCAATAGAGTACCTGGCGCAGCGATCAATTCGGCGACCTCTTTCACCCGGGCGCCGGCCTCTGTCCATTCGATCTGTTGATCCAGGTCGGCAAGTATCACCATGGCATTTAGTGTCTGAGGTTGATATGGCTGTGGTGTCGCCTGATTATCCATGACCGGTGTCCCGAAGATGTTTCTAGCACCTACCGTGGTCAGGTTGTTCCTGCTGATATTTACCTCGACGCCGTGCAGGGAAAGCATCGTGTTGTAATCGACCATCACACCAGCAAAGTGGTTGCTGCCAAGGTTACTAAAGCGGTTGCCGTCACCAAGGGGCATAGTCCTCGCCTCCGCCGCTGGTGCCATAGGGTCTTTGGACGACATCTGTCTGGAACTGCGCGGCGTAGGAATCGGCCAGGGCGATCAGGGACTTCACAATCTCGGTATCGTCGATCTCCAGTCCATACCTGCCGCCCATCCGGTATTTCTGCAACTTGACCGATTCATCTGTTGCCAATGCTCTCAGGGCGTGCTCACAGGCTGGCAGCAAGGCGTAATGCTGTTCATAGACCGGAACACTGCAACCGGTGTCGTCGCACTGATGGTACGCAAAATAATCGAATGTCAGTGTGTATGCACCAATCGGCGATGCCCCGAGAATCAGCATCAGGTCGCTGTCGTACCAACGGAACGCCATCTTGTTTTCCTGGATGCCCAGTGGCTCGTTGACGTAAACGTATGGTAAGCAATAAGCTGCCCAGTTAAGAGCCGGAGCCGGAGCTATCGCCTTGTTGAAGCTGACGTTATCCACTGTTTTCCAGTCAGTCGGAAGTGTATATTGCGTCTGGCCGGGAATCAGGGTCAATGTCAGCGGCCTTCTCCGAGGCATCCAGCGGGAATAATGATTGACCACGGCATCGAAGACGAACTGTTGCAGCTCCGGACTGCTGCCGGGGATAGCCTGTGGAGTCGCTTCATTGTCCAACGCGTCCAGGAAGGCCTGTTTGGGATAGACCCCGGTGTCCCGGATCACTGTGCGGACGGCCATGACCAGATCGGAAATGGTGGGCATACCCTACTCCCCCTCCAGGCAATCTTGTTTTTTTTGTTAAAGCACCCTATGGTTTCATCATCGAAGCCGGAATTGGGGAAGCCGTTTGGCCTACTTCATGCGGCAGATATGCAGCCCCCATGTAAAACTGCCCAGGGTGGACCAGTTGGTGGGTTACGGGGTAAAAAAAGGAGGCGCCACTCGTATTGCAATACATTCTAATCACCTCTGTTTTGTCATAATTTTGCGGGGCGGATCTCCTAAAAAACCGGCCCCGCTATGAGGAGGGAGGAACGCTTAGGAAGCTACGATTTTGATCGTCCGGCTAACCGGGTTGAGGATATTGCCGTTGGCATCAGTGACCTGCGGAGTCGCCAGCACGGAATTTTCCTCGCCGTACCAGAGCTTCGCGGATAGGATCTGCTGGTTTGAATCGTATTTGGGATACGGACCCTGAACGCGGAACGGAGTCTGCACGCCATAGCGGGTAGAGCCCTTCTGGGTCAGCAGGATACGACCGTCGCCGGCAGCCCACGGAGCGTTGATCTTCGCCAGATCCATGCCGGAGCGCTGACCGAAGAAGTTCCCAGTGGTAATCAGCCGGGTGCCTTCAGGCTGCGCCAGCTTGTAGAACATTTGAGCGTTTTCCACGAAGACCGCGGAATTCAGGCTGTAGATGGCCAGGTTCGGTTTCTTGTACCGGGGAGAACTGCCCATCATGGCCGCCGTCACCGACAGTTGCTGCAGGTGCGTGTTGTACCAGTCTTCCGGCTTCGAACCAGTCGGTATCGTGTAAATCCAGCGGTCGTAGTTGGTCACCGCGGAATAGGTGAACGTTGGTAGGATCGGAGTCCCTGCGGACGGGTTCAGCCCGGCGCCCGAAGTGAAGTAGACGATGCCGTTCTCGAAATCGACGGCGTAGGTCGCGGTGGTCCCTGCGAATGACTGCACGTTTCCGGCGCCATCGAGGTAGCCCATGACCAGAGCCGAGCCACCCACCTTGACGACGAAGGGGTTGACGACAACGGTCTGAACCGCGCCGGTCACCTGAAGCTGTTTCTTCTGCCGCGGCCTCACAACCGGGTTGGTGCCCGCATGAGCGGAAGCAGTCCCGCCAATGGTCAGGCTCGTCTTGTAGGCCACGTTGGTGCCAACGCTGACGGCTGTCACGTTGCCAGCAGTCGGAGTCTCAGGAGCACTGAAAATCACGGTCGGCAGATACTCATCGCTGGCCATCAGCATTTCCAGGTAGGCGGTATTGTCCAGGCGCCGTCTCTTGGCCTCGCCGATGTGATAGATCGCCCGGGAGATGGCATCATACCGTGCAGGACCGGTGCGCAACGCCTCAACCACGTCAGTGGACAGCGAAGCGGCTACCCTGCGCCAATCGGGCTGGTAGGTCTGCCATGTCAGGTCGATAGCGGACTCGGGGATACCGATGCCCTCAGCAACCACGAAGTCCAGAAGCCCGGTGGCCGGGTTGGCGGTCTCAGCGCCAGCGAATGTCTCAACAGGGATTCTCCACTCAGTGCCCTCGAAGATATCGGCGAAGAGGAACTGCAAACTCTCCACGTCCTGGAAGCTCTGGATCAGGACCGCGGTCAGAATAGTCGGCTGGCTCAAGAGCTGCGCCGTGGTGATGGAGACCGCATCGGTCAGCATCTCGAATCCCTGCATGTTGTCTTTCATGACCTTGAGGTCACCGTCAACAACGCTATCGACGAGTGCCCTGGCGCCGATTGTCTCCACGTGGCGAGAGATGATCTTGTCGACCATTTCCCGGTTGCATTTCCGCAGGGACGGGTCGATCACTTTGCCGAACTGGCGACCGTAGTCGTCGAAGGCTGCGAGAACCTTGTCCACGATCACCATGTACGGCTTGGCTGGTTCGCCAAACTCCACACGGGTCTGGCCCTTGTCGCCGGGATTGTTCGCCGGGTTGAAAGCGAGGCCGGCCAGGACCTGGGTGATCGTATCGTCACTGATGAGCTTGAGGGTCGTGTCGTAGACCAGGGTAGCCTGGACGGTGTCGACCGGCTGAGTTCTTTCATACGCGTCGGTCATGATCTTGATTTTGTTCTCGTCCACCTTGCCCTTGAGCGTGGCCACCTGCGCATCAAAGAAAATCTTGGCATCGATCTTAGCCTGGGCAGCAATCTTCTCGACACCCTGCGCAGTTACCGCGTCCAGGGCAGGCTTGGCAGTTTCGGTAGCGATTCCCGCCATCATCTGCCGCACTTCGGGATCCTCTTTCATTGCCTTCAAGACATCAGCCATGTTTACAGACATTTGGTTGCCTCCTTGTTTTTTGACGGAATCGGTCGCCGCTCCCGCCTGTTGTTTTGTTGCCAGGTATGTCCTGGCCTGGCTGTACGTATCGTAATCATCCATGTTCATCTTGCAGAGATTCTGAGCCGCCACGAGGTCGCTGTGGCTGGTAAGCGAGGTATCCAGGGTATACAGACTCCCGCACTTGGGGCATTCCAAGAAGTCGATGTCACCGTCTCCATCCGGGTCGACTGGATTCAACGGCTCTCCGTCTTCCAAACACATGGGCTGGCTCATTGCCACCACAGCGTCGGCCATCTCCTCCTGGAGATCGGAATCCAGGATCGCCGAGAGTTGAGAGTCGGCAATCGGCTGCAGGACGCCGCAACCTTCTGTGGCCGGGTTCATCACGACGTCAAAACTGGAAATGTCAAGGTAGGTTGCCACATCCACCACCTTGCCGTCGATGTTGCGCTGAATGCTAGTGCCAGATGACCTCATGCTGATACCAACTGGCGCATCCTGCAGGATTGCCGCCTTCAGGTCGAGGCCTAACTTAGTTTCCAAGACCTCCGCATCGAGCAGCACGTCATTCCCCTGCATGAAAACGTCATAGATCTTGAGGACGCTGTTCGCCAGGTTGGTGTCAAAGACAACCTCACCGTTTTTGTTTTTCAGCGCCTTGGGATGCGGGCTCTCGCCAACCAGGTTCTGAGTAACCGCTTTTTCCCTAGCTCGCTCGACGCCATCTTTCATAACGTCCTGCGGGTAGAGGCGGTTATTCTCGTTGATGGCGTTGGCCGTGGACCCCTTGAATCTGCGCCTGAGCGGACCTTCTTCGGTAGCATCGGTGAGAGCCTGCGCCTTCCCTACGATCATGTCATCGGACATGGCCTTCTTGTCCCAGTCCTTCGTATCGATGCCGGCCTTTTTGGCCGCCGCCAGAATGTTTGTACGGGCAGTGTCGCGCTCATCAGAAGACAGCCCCTTCGCCCTGGCCACCATGTCCCAGGCCATCTTGATATGGGTATCGTCGTGCAGCGGAAACATGCGCTTGGACGGCAGCGCAAAACTGCTGGCAGGCAATTTCTTGCGATCTGCCGCATTCAATTTAGCCATAATCTCACTCTCCTTCACCTATCGAATTTCCGTCAGCGCTTACTACCGTACAGCGGCAGTTGTGTGTTATAATACCGTTAGCGACATAAAATCCATCCTTGGTCTGGAGGTTGTAAACATGACCGCTAAACGGCTTGACCTCGACACAAACTACATTGTCAGTGAACACATTGCCGGCCGCGCCGCCAATGATCTTGCTCGCCAGTTGGGAGTCCATAGGGATGTCATAGTTCGAACCATCAAGCAGTCCGGGAACGCTGTCATCAGCCGAAAACCCGCTAAAGTTCCCAGCAAAAGGCTTGATATTCCCGACAGTGAAATCGTCCAGAGATTCCTTGCTGGTGAATCTGTCAAGGGTTTGGCTGCTGCATACCTTGTCAGCCGTCCGGTCATCGTCAGAAGGTTGGCAGATGCTGGCCTTGACACTCGCAACCGAAGCGCTGCCATGTTCCAGCGAATGGCCAACACTACCCCTAATGAGAGGCAACGGCTCACTGAGGCTGCCCACGAGGGCGCCAGACTCCACATTCAAACCATCGACGAAAGATGCCGGCGCGCTCAAACCGTCCAGGCCAAGCAACTTCACATCTCTGGTATTGAGCGAGAACTGGCTTCCATGCTCGCCGACAGGGGAATCACTACCATCCATCAACAGGCCATCGGACCATATAACTGCGACCTTGGAGCCTTTCCCGTCGCCGTGGAAGTCTTCGGGGGACAATGGCACTGGACTGGCCGTCACCTGGCCCGAACTCCTGAACGCTTCCGCTACATCATGAATCATGGGTGGCATATCCTTGCCGTCACAAATTTCGGCCGCGTTCCAATCACTAGCGCCACTGCTGATTACATCGTCTCCTACATTGAGCAGGCCTGCAGCAACCCAACCGCTAAGCGTGAGTATCGGGTGATTCGGGGTGCAGGAGAGCTTCTTACCGCTGGTGGTATTGATGATGACGAGATTTCCATCATACCAGCGTTCACTCGTGGCCGCGATTCCCTCGGCAGATACTCTCGTGTCGCCAGGTAAGCATCTGGGATGTTTTGGCAAATTATCCTCAGCATCGGCAAGACTCATTACCTCGCCATCCAGACCAGCACATTCTTCGCAGGTGTGGTCGTCCATCACCGCCATCCACTGCACCTGACTCACGCCGCCCTCCTGATAGGTAGCCAGCAATCCCTTGCTGTAGGCGCTTGCCAATTCCGTCCGGGCGATCATGTCCGCCCTTCCCGCTGGAAAATCACAGTTGACCACATTGGCGATGCGGGCTGTCCACTGGGCGACAGTCTCCTTGTTTTCGTAGGCCTGGGCCAGTTGCTTACGCAGCAGGTCCTTGGTGGTCTCGCCGATTCCCTTCACCCGCTCAGCCGCCTGTTTTTGCAGGTAATGGGTGATGTCCGGATTGGTGAAATCGGTTGTCACCTGGATGCCCATGGTCTTGGCGGCGTTGGCCCTGGCTAGGCTGGCGATAGCCACGTAGTGATTGAAATAATCGTTGACCAGCGAATCCTCGTTGGCCGCCCAGGCCGCCTCGTACAGTTGCAGGATGTGGTCGAACGAATCGTGCGCCGGTTTGTACTCCACTGCATCGCCATAGACCGGGCCTAAAGTCTTGACTTTGTTGATATAGGCTTCCAGCTCCGGTTTGATGGATTTGAACGTCAGCGCGAAGTTCTTCCGGGTCGACTTGGCGATGGCCATCTCCATCTTGGCCGCAGCGTCACCGTGCAGCGGGAAGAAACCGGATAGCTGGTTATACCCGGGGCTGTGCAGATTCGGCACCTGTTTGGGGTCCAGAGAATCAGTTATTTTTTTTTCTGCGGCCGGCGGATTTTCGCTCGGGTCATCGGGATCTTTGTTCGGGTCGTCCTCGCTGCCCGGATCGTTGGGATCCGTACTTGCTGCAGGCGCCGAGACGATTGGAGCTTCCTCGGCCAATGCTTGCAATTCGGCCTCGACCGCCGCCTCATTCTCCAAGCCGATATCTTTGGCCACCAGCATCAGGGCCGTCTTCTTGGTGATCAGCGGATCTGGATGCATATTAGCGCTGCCGCGCAACTGGGTCGCTCTAGTTACCCGGTCGTTGGCAGACTCGTTGTCGTTCTCCCACCAGCGGACGTTGTAATCCACCATCGTAGGATCGACACCCTGGAGAGCCAGCGCAAAGTCGAATATGAGCCGCAATCCGCTGTAGGGTGAGGAATCGCCCCACTCCAGCAGATTGCGAAGCTCCTGCATATCCTCCTGGAACTGTTCCATTTGCTGCGCTACGATATCCCGGTTGACGTTCTGCCCAAAGCCCAGGATGTGGAGCGGAACACCGGTGCCCATCATGTAAACTTCCTGAAGATGTACGATGTCGGTGATTTTGTCAATGCCGGTATCGCCTTCGAGGCTGGTTATGCTGACTAGCCCGTTGCCATAGTAATCAGTGGTGAGTTGCGCCTTTTTGGGATCGAGTTTGTTGATCGCTTTGTATTTCTCGATCTGATCCCAGCTCTGCGGGTGATCCTTGTCACCGACACTGTGCAATCGTCTCAGAGGCGCCCGGGTGCGGCGCCTGACCACCAGGTCCTGCTCGGTCATGTCGAGTTTCTTCCAGTACCCCCGGCATTGCAGGTACTGGCTCTCGCCGTAGCGCTCACCCTCTTCGTGATTCCACCGGATATGGTTGACGCTCCAGAGCGGAAACTCCTGAAGCACCTGCAGACTGATTGGGTCGATCTGCTGGAACGCCTTCTGCCTGTCCGGAAAGTTCCCCGTCATGTCGTCGTTTCGTTGCATCGTGATCGCCGGCAATCGCTTGATGTTGACAATGCGCCGGGTTGGGATGTCGAGCACCGGGTTCAGGAATAGGTCGCCCTCTTTGGGTAATATCCTTGCCCATGACGGCAGTTTGGAATTGAGCTGCGTATCCCTGATCAACTGGTCGATGATCTCCTGCGCCCGATTTGCCACAGTTTCATTGACGTTGGATGTGACCTTGACGGCAAGCCCCCGCCTCACCGCTGTGGCAGCGAAAACCTTGTTCGCCCGTTTAATCCGGGGATCAGACTTGAGCATCATTTCGATCTCTCTTAAAAGTGTGCGCCGGTCCCACTCCAGCCGGAACATCTCGTATTCCCAGATCGTGGGAGACGTCTTGATGATCAGGGCGTCGTCGTTGGTTGTTGTCGGGTCTCCCCGGCCAGGCAAGGCGTTGATGAAGAACTCCATGATGCCCTTGATTGGCTGAGGCGCGTGACTGGCCGCCCGGGCCAGCCATCCGTTGGTCTGGCTGCTGTGGCTATTTGCAGTGATTACTTCAATTGTCGTCACCCCCTTTTCGGGATAATCTAGTGGAATATAAAAAAGCAGAGCCATGTATTCAGCCCTGCATGTTCCCTGCGTTGCTTCGGTTTTAGCTATTCGGCTCAATCATCCGGTGATCACAGACCAGATCCAGGACCACTTTCACGCTGTAGCCTTTTTCTTTAGCGGATAAACACCACGGGATGTCCTCGCCCTGGGGATTTGCCGAATATCTCACGCCATCCATGATCGCCTGTCTGGGGATCATGTAGCAAGCGCCAATCACCGCAACATCCATCACGCCTGATAGCGGGTACGGATCCGGGTGGACAATCTGGCCGTCCTGTTCAATCATGAAGTTCCCCGGTGTGTGGCCGTCGAGTTTCTGGCCGGCCACATTGCAGAGCGCCGCACCAGCAATAGTCTTGCCGTCCATGAGCCCCAGCAAGCGCTTGACCGTCTCGGGTGGCGGGATCACGTCGGAGTCGATGGACAGCAGGTAATTTCCGTCCGTCTCCAAAAAGAAATCGAGGAAGCGATTCCGAAGGGCTGCCAGGTGGGCATAGCCGTCCTGGTTATACTCGCCCCGGCTGTGGCCAGGGCCGGCGAAAGACTCGCTGAACACCTGCGCAAGCCATTCGTTTGTAGCAAATTCCTGAAGGATGGGCAACGTGGAATCGTTTGAATCGTTTTCCAAATATAAAAAAACCTTGTTGGAGTAATCGAGATCCAGCAAGGCTTTGAGGTATTTTGGAAGTGCCCAGGCGCGATTGCGAATTGGGCAGCCTATTACAATCTTAGGCCGTTCCCCAGCATCGTGCTCAATATGGGAATCATCCAGCAACTGTTTACAAATCCGATACATGTAATCCTGGGCTTGCCCGATCTTGATGTCTCTGTGCCGCTGCGCTGTGGACATGAAGACCAATGCCAGGCCACCGATGAAAAGATTGCCCTCATCTGACCCGATCATATCTCCTGGCACAAAATCCTTTTCCACCATCACCACATAGGGGCAGACGCTCCAGTTGGATTTGTTGATGGCATCTCTGGTCTCCTTATACCAGGAATCGTGGACCAGTAATAACGTCTCGCCCTGCGGCACGTAAGACAGGATGTTGTCGATGTCCTGAACGACGGTGTCATATGAATGATCGCCATCGACCAGGATAAATCCCACATCCTCGCCAGACGCGTTGATCTCCTGGATCAGCGGTAGCAGCGTCTCCTTGGAGTCTCCTTCGATCCAGACCACGTTGCCATATTGCTCCTTGTCGATAATGGTCGAGTGATCAATGTCCAACGAATAGACCTTATCGAAGTGCTGTGAGAGGACATGAAGAAGGCCTCCTTTGTAGCTACCAATTTCCAAGGCAACGCTATGATTGTCCAGTTTGCCCAGCAGGTAGAGGATGGCCGCCTTCTCGGACAAGCTCATCTGCCATAGCACTTCATAATTGCTCATCAGATCGTCTTTGATGGCGTTTATCACACCGAGGCCCTCCCCAGCCACGAACCAGCGAACCAATGGGTGGCATATGCGTTTTCGGTCACTATTGGCTTGAGTTCCTGGTGATCATAGCCAGCAAACGTATCTATTGGATAGATGACCACGCCATCCCTCAGATACTTGAAACCATAAGCGGTACGTTCCAAGAGAGACATTGACAGCCTTGTCACTACCTGCGTATTGGGAACGCAATCAAAGGGCGCCGTCTCATAATGCTCTAAGAGCATCCTGATCCAGGGGTGACCTGCCTCGGCGCCCATAACCGCCGCCAGCCAAAGATCATCCGTCTCGTGACCGGTGAAAGCCCGATGGCGCAAGAAGCGGTCGAGGGGCTTCAAGACTTCGACATCGATATCGAGGTAGATGCCGCCGTAATTGTAGAGCGCCCAGAGCCGGCAGTAGTCAGTGACGAACGCCCACTTGCCGCTTTTGTACGCATCCCGGGCATAAGCGCAGCAGTCGATGTCGAAGTTTTGTTCATTCCACTCGATAATCTCGTAATCCGGCAGAATCTCCCGCCAGGAGGACAGGCAACGCTCGATGAGCGGCGGCTTGGGTTGGTGGCCAAACCAACAGTAGTGGATTTTCTTAGGGATCATCCAAATAGCCCCTTGTATTCATCGCTCCAGCGTCGCCAGATATGATAGTTTGGCACATTCGGCGTATTCCACGGCTTCCCGCCAGCAAAATGAGCAATCCGGATATCTTCGACGTCCAATCCAGTTGATATAGACACGTTATATTTGTTGTCAACCAGCTTGATACGACCCTGGCTGGTCAAATTTAGGATGTCCTGATCGTGGCAAGCAAGCGGCACTTCGTTGGCCATCCTGATCCATGTCTCGGTAACGCCCGCCTCCCGGATGCCAGCCAGGTCGAACAGAGTCACCCCGGCATTGATGTAGGACGCATCCGGACTTAACCCGATCGACTGCAATCGTTGACGCCAAGCGGCAACGCTGCCACAACCAATCCCCGTGTCAGCCACGCCGGCCACCAGGGCGCCATCCATATCCACATTGTAAAAGTCGGTGATATCGCCGTTGACTATGACGTCGGCATCAAGGTAGAGCAGCCGGTCGCCAGGAATCACCTCCGGGAGCAATAACCGGTACAGCACATACCGGGTGAACCGATTGCATACGTTGACGGTGCTGGGGATGCGTTCCCTGAACCTGCTTTCCAAGTCGATATACTCTATCTCATATCCCGGACCGCAGAACCTGGAGAAGTCCATTTGCGCCGGGCCATCCGAGATAAGATAAACCTTGATCGGTGCCGGATTGGTGCTGAAGATGGAAAACACTTCTATTGCGACGTACTCGGCCCAGTCAGGGCTAAAAACGATAGCAACGTTAATAGCCCTCAGTCCCCTCGTAATTACTGTTCAGGATGTCGTCGTAGGTTACAACTTCAATCCGGGCAATTGCCGGCACCGGATCGGGGCAGAAAGCCAGCGCCACTGCGTCAGCTTTATCCGGAGAAGCCAGTCCTCGCTTTTTCATATCTTTCTTGGGCTCCAGCACGATCTTGCCTTTACTGCTGATCGTGTATTTCCGGTTGGAAAGTTGGCTCAACAGTTCCTCGTCATAGGGCAGTTCGATCCCGCTATTCTGCAGCAGGTTTCGAGCGTTGCCCCAGATTTCGCCGCCTTTGTCCTGGTAGTCGTCATCCTGAGACGCAGATCCGAAGTTGACGGGGATGATGTTCAGCCAATCAAGACATTGCTCTTTTTGTTGTTCCCAGAGCTCGTCAGTTACACCGCCGCCCAGGCCGCCATCGTCAGTGAGAGCGTCGATTGTCCTGCCTGGGTATTGCGCATGCAGATGCTTCGCCCTGACGATAACGTGGCCGGTAGTCTGCGTCGTGCCTTCTTTCCGGTGCTGCTCCATGTCGATGATCTTGTTATCCAACCTGGTAGCCAGGTCCGTACTGTCGTCGCCAAAGCGGGCGATGTCCACGCCGATCCTGATGATCTTCGGCTCCTCGGGGATTTGAATCTCCTTGCGCATTGCCCTCTCAATCCAGTCGGATGGAATGAAGCTGTCCGGGCTGGCTTTCGGAAATAACCCCAGCACACGTACCCGGTAAACATCTGAATCGTTGCCCCACTTCGCGGCGATGAACTGCCAGAACTCCGGGCTGACCAGGGGGCTCTCCTCAGCGTTCAAGGTGAACGTGGAATATAGCGCAGCGTCCTTGTTGAAAGCGTCAAAAAAGAACCCGGAAAGCTGCGTCGGGTTCCCAAACATGATCAGCTTGTTATCAATGTCAGACAAGGCGCCGACTACCGGCTGAAATATCTCGTCCTCGATTCCGCTGGCCTCATCCAGCACAAAGAGCAAATGTTTAGCGTGAAAACCTTGCAGGGCCTCGTTGGTCGAAGCTGTGCGGGCCACCGCAAACCACTCTTCCGGATGCGGATTGAAGTAGACTTTCTGAGCCGTCCACGTAAAACAATCTACCAACAGGCTCTGGCGAAGCCACTTGCTGAGTTCCGCCCAAAGGATGTCGTGTAACTGGTGCTGAGTCGGAGCCGTGCAGGGCACTTTCGGAAACGGCCGGGTCGACAGAAACCAGAGTGTTGACCAGCTCTCCATCGTTGATTTGCCAGTGCCGTGGCCGGACTTGGTCGCTGTGCGCTGCTTCTGGGCTATGGAATTCAGGATATCGCCCTGGTAATCAGTCGGAGTGGCCCGGATAATGTCACGCACAAACTCGGGCAGGTGGTCGATATAATAGGCGATAGCGTCAGGACTGAGCATTCAGCTCACCCCGTTTGCGCCAGGCCTCGTCGATGGCCGCTTCCATGTCAGCGGTTTTTTCGCTAGCCTTGGATGCGCTGCCTTTCTCAATAGCCAACCGCTCCCTGTCCAAAGCCAGATGCTCTTCTTCCACCATGCGTTTCCAATTGTCGGGTATCAGATCCAAATATTTCTCGATCTTCTCCATGGCCTTCATTTTGTCGTGAAGCTTAACCTTGACACCATCCCGCCCCTCGCTAATCTCGCTGATCAGTGAAGTGTCGACCTTGGAACTGGAGTTGAGATTGACATAGTTGACTGTCCTTGTTGATCCCGGGGTAGAACCATTCTTGCCGCGTTTTGCCCCAGGCATCCATATCTCTTTCTGCCCAAACTCCACGTATGTACCAATATCGGCAAAAGCGATCTTGAGGTATTCCGCAAGAGCTCTCTGTGGAGTAATGCCAAGACTGTTAAGCAAAATCTTAGTCTGTCTTTGAATTTCCTTCTGAATGAGCGGCTTTTGCAGATTCTCCCAGCCAATCTTCACAGCTGTGTGCTTGCTATAGCCGGCCTCTATGGCCGCCTGGGTGGCATTCCAATATATCAGATAATAGGCCACAAACAAGACTTGCTTGTTCGTGAGCCTATCAGCGAGATCGGGTTCATCGTCCTCTATTTCTCTGTTGTCTGTTGTCTGTTGTCTTCTACTGGGGGGCCTACCGGCGGGTCGAGCAGGCTCTGAGACAACCTTTTCCTCTATTTGTTTCCGGGATCCATTGAGTTTGCGAAATTCATCCCGGACCTGTGCTGGATTCATGTGCTTCCATTTGGCAAATGCGGTAATTGTGGCATATCCGCTTAGGCAGTATTCTCGATAGAGCAACTTCCAGTTATGGATCGGCGGTCTCGCCATCGCCTCCACCCTCTTTTGGGCTTGATTATTTTACGTAAAATAAATAGTTGTCAGAGCCGTTTATTTTGCGGACAACAACGCCTGTCTGGATGTCCACCCGCATGAATGTTGTGAATACTTTGGGCGGTTTCAAATCGCTCCTGAGCACAACTCTATCTCTCGACCGATCACGGCTACCATCTCTCACTGCCATCTCTCCTGAAATAAAACAGCCGCCCCGGTTTCGGACGGCCTGATTTCTTGACAATTTTCCCTGTCGTAATTTATACCACTTTGCCACAGTGGCGTCAATCGAAATCAGTCCATTTTTGCAACAGAAATTCACGAATATGCGATCCCGGAATCGCCAGTAATTGCAAGGATATACTGTCTCGCACTTGCACGTTTTTTTGATGGATCGTATTGTAATGAAAATGCAGGTCTTTTGCCACCTGCCTTTCCGACTTTCCGGCCCGGTATTTCATCCGGTAAATGGTCTTGAGTTCCTTCGGCAAAAGTCTGATCCCTCGCTCCACCGCATCCAGAACGCTGGTCAAGGTAGCCCGTTTACAGGCGACAATCTCAATCTTGCTCCGGACCATTGACTTGGTTTTCGGGTGGAACATAACAATACTGGCGCCGGTCTTGGGCATGATCTCCTCGCAGCGCTCCCGGAGATACGGTAGGTCGTAGAGAATCCAGTCGATCAGTTTGCTGCTAAGCTCGTTTTCGGACTGCCTTGTTTTTAATTCTGCCAACTTGCCACCTCCCGGGTGTGATGTCGCCTATTCGTCTATGCCTGGTTCATCGTATCCCCACACTCGGTTGATCAGCGCGTACAGCTGCATTTCCTTTTTGCGCTCAGCCTGCATAGCTTTGATGACGTCTCTCGGGTGCGTCCTGACGGTCGGTATCGTAGTCACCTTTGCCTGCCTAGCTTCTTCACGCCGCATTCATGCGCTCACCTTCTCCACCAGCTGCCCAACATACGCCTCCTGCTGCTCATTCCATTCAGCCTCAAACACTGCCGGCAGCGCTATCCCCTGCTCAGCCAGATAGTCGGAGATCATCTTGGCGCCTGCTTTCTTGTTAGCCGTTTCTTTGTGCGATGAAAAAACGTACCCATCCAATTCCGGGTGGACGACCATGACCTCGCCGCGCACATAGACTGCGGCGTGGAATTTCGTCTCCCTCGCATGGTGACATTCTGGCCCTGTCGAAATAAGTCCGGCTGCCAGTCTGACGGTGCCGCTGGCGCTGACGGTGATGGTCTTGTTAATCCGGTTATGACCACAGCGCCCCGGGACGAAGCGGCGCATCGCGGAGATGTCGATTGTGGCCGGCGGTGTAGGATGCTCAACATTGGCGATCTTGACTTCCCCGGCCTCGATGGTCTGGGTAACGGCCTCGCTGATCGGGAACAATTCTTGATGCTCTACCCGGCAGGCGCCGAAGTCATAGATTTGCCCATCGGCAATCTGGACGCGGACAGAAGAGGCTTCTTCGCTGATCGGCTCGCCACGCTTACGGTGACCATTTAGTTTGTCGATGACCGCTTTGGCCGATTTTCCACGGAGATTTGGAGAGACGCCTATCAGTCCGTCCCTCTTGACGTAATAACTGACTGATCCAATGCCTTTCCACCCGTAGTAGGCAGCCATCTGGATATAGGTCGCCCCGGCCCTGAGCAATTCCGCCGCTTCGTCTTTTTTCCAATCGCCCGAGGTCATTGCCTTAACTTCTGACGGGGCCGGGATTGTCCCATGCTGCCGCAGCCACTCAACAGCAGTTAATCGCTCCACTGTTTCAACTGGCAGATACTCGAGGTCATGAACCGGCGTCGCATCTTCCTGGACCGGCGCCTTGGGCACCCGCGGCAGATCTTTTGTTGTCTTTTTGTTCAGGCCCCACTCTCTCAACC